CGTCAATTTCATTTTTAAATACCCCAATATAAATTCGTTCATACTGATGTTTAATTCCTGCCAACCATTTTAATTTTTCCCTATCCCAAGATACACCCTTATACTCACTCGTACCTCCGCGACCAGGACTATTAGCTTCATTCTGTGATCGAGTGCAAATACGTAGATTTGATTTTAAATTATTCAATGGATTACGATCTGCATGATCTATAATCTTTCCTTTGGGTGGATTTATTAAATATCGATGTAAAGAAATAGTTTTCTTTTTTCTATTTTTACCACTACCACTTATATGCTGCGAACGATGAACATAATTATTTTTATCCATGTACCATCTAAATTGATTCAATTTTTCAAAATCCTCTATATCAACAATGGCAAACTTACCTTCGCCCGTCTTACCATGAAGTTTTAATTTTCTTATTTGGTAAACCATAATGGGAATGCACGCAAAAGCAGAGCATGTAGCAATTCATCCTGTGACAGGGAAATTTGTAAAGATGGATCTTTTAAAATAACTCTATCTCCTATTATTTGAGCCTTCATAGGAATTCATTAATAATTAATCCAACTGCAGAAGATATAACAAATGCTCCTATCGCAATATAGATTTTCCCTTCCCAACGCCACTTGGTATTCTTTTCTACCTTACCATTCAACTTTTCCAAATGTGTATTTATTTGTTTAAGTTCAACCTCAACAACTTTTTTGAATCCTTTGAGCCTTGCCAGAATAACTGCGTTCGTTGGCTGAATTGTAGGTTCCTTTCTTGACATATAGGGTTGTTTAGAAGTATTATTGACTTGAGGATTAACCTCGGGAGATGACGACCTTATCATATATGTTACCCGCTCTAGTGGAAGGTGCAGGTATGATATGCGTGCATCTCCCGTTACAGCGGGTTTTTTCTTTACAAATCAGATATAACCCATCTGTTCCACGAAGATTCCCAGAGATGCACTTATAGTAGTGTGACCGTCCTGGTTCTCCCCATTGAGGGAGAGGGTAGTGTGGAGCATGCAATACTGAAGGGAAGCTAGGCTACGGCTCGTCTTTTCCTGAAGTCCGTTGGTAATTTCAGACCTGGGCAACGTTTGAGCATGCGTCCGAAACTGAGGTTCTCTCTTGTTCTCGCCGATATGGTTCGCCCTTTAACGGGAGATTTATAACAAGAGCTTCATAAGTTTCAACATGGCATTTAGCCTCCGTGAATTCAATTGTCAGTTCATATCTGTGTCATAGACTCTTTTTTAAGACATTCTCTACCTTGGGTTTGTTCTGGTGTCTTTATGTCTTATAGGAGATAAGCTCAAGAGTTACCTATGAGTCGCCCCAAAGGCGAAACGAATTGGTAATCTCTTGAAATGATTATTAAAACTTTTCTGCTCGGAAACCGTCTTCATATGATTAACACTATAGTTACAATTATTGTAGTAATAATGATCTTCAGGGTGTACGACAATATGACTGAAGATAAGAGCTAGAGGTCTTCTTCTAATACATCTTTTATAGACTCCGGTAAGCCCTTAGGGATCCTTCCTTCTGTTAGATCTTTTGCAACTTTTGCTTTTCTAGCATCTGACAGTTTATCAATCCAACGAGCAAAGCGTAACTTAATTGCTGGACTATCCAGTATTTTTTTACCCAACACTGCAGCAGCACCGACTAGGAAGTTTCCACCGCTAACTCCTGTGCCGACACCAAAAACTGCTAAATCTCCAAGCTGAAGATTAGATCTTGTTAGTCCACGAGTTGAACGTGCCTCAGCTGCCTTAACGATGCCTTTAGCTGTAGCTACATTATTATTGAGATCAAATATATCAACACCAAGATTCTCCTCGACTTCGTTCTCGATAAACTCACGTAAGTCAGCACGCATGTTTCGTACTCCTTGTTTAGCACGACCACTTGCTGGATCACCGGTTATACGGAAAAGACTAAAGTGTTCATCAACAAGTTCTTTAACTCTTTGAACATCCACAAGACTTACTTCTTTTTTCTTTAGAAGTGCATCAACTAACACATTATCTTCTTCAAGACCTGGTACATCAGTTATCTCCTTTTTTATATTTTGTAATGCTTGTTTAAAACGTGGAACATCACCTGTGCTATATGTCCCTTCTACTTTCGTAATGGTTTCACGAACTTCATTAAAGTTTTGTTTGAAGAAGTCATCTACCGCAGCTAGGGTCTCAGCCTTTGATTCTTTGATAAGATTATTTCGTGCAACAAATTCTCCCACCTCATTTCCAGTAGAGTTTAATATGTTTCGTGCATCTCCCTGTGTAAGATCAAGAGCTCTTGTAACCTGATGGCTAATGATATTTTGTGTGCTTGGTATTACGTCTTCTGCTATTCCTGCTGCTGTCTTAGCAGTAGTTTTTGCTGCCGCACCTACCTTTTCTGCTGCTACACCTGCCTTTGCTGCCGTAGCAGCACCCTTACGTATTCCAGCCTTAGCAGATTTTAACCCAACTTGACCAGCTTTCCCCACTGGTACAATGCTTGCTATATCAATTATACCGCCAAGGTTCGCAGCGGCACGTGGATGCTCTTGCGCCCAGTCATCTATCTTTGAAGCAACTTCTGGAATTCTAGTTCCTGTTATAGCCTCTGTAATTGCTTGTGAGATATTAGTTGTTGCTCTTGGTGCTATAGTTTCAGCAGCTCCAACTGCAGACTGGAATGCAAGATCGCCAGCAAGGCCAATACCACCGCCAACAACCTGTATGCCAGTTTCCAGCGGAGTCTGTTCCATCTGTGCAGTTCTTTTAAATGTTGCTTTAAACTTTGAACCCCTTTCATTAAGTGTTTCCTGTATACGAGAAAATATGCCCTTGGTTATGGGCTTAGTTTCTGCAGAAGGATTAAGTCCAACATTTGCACCTATAGACATGCTGCTTTTTCTTGCTTCTGATCCATCGGAAACAAAACCTTGAGCGGTTATTATACCGGTCTGACCGGTTTTATTATCTTGGACTCTGGTTCCAATTTTTACGTTAGTTATAGCCATATTATTTCAATATTGAAAATTCATTAGTATCTATTTGAACTGTTGTTGGTAATTCAATACCAAGATTTTCTGATAACTGACGTGCATAATCTGTAGTATTGAGACCAGGATTAATACTGAGCAACTGATTGAAGTTACTACTTGCCTTGCTTTCAATTGTTTTAAGTTCTTCTTTTAAGACTTTAACTGCTCTACCTGCTGCAAATGGTTTAGGTAACAGACCTTTAAATCCTTTTCTAGTTAGGTCTGGTAGTTTACCTTCAATAACTTCAATGTCAGGAGCTTGCAATGCACCAAGTTGTTCCGCATCTTTAATTGCGAGCAATACATCCGTTCGTGCTGAATCAAGTCGAGATCGTTGTCCGGGTGAGAATGATCCAGCAGACCCAACTTCGTTTATAAGGGTAATATATCTGTTAATAGACTCTTTGTACCCAATTAATCCAGATAATGTTTTACCTTGAGGTGTTGTTGCTACCTTTGAAATATCTCCAGTAAAGATTTGTGTTGATTCCGGTGTACTTATGGTTGTTGTAGATTTAGCTACCACATCTGCTGGAGATAGACCAAGTGTTTTTGTTTGCGAAAGCACTGCATTCTTTTCCGCTGGTGTTTTAGCATTTTTATATTGAGAAGCTAGGTCAAGTAATACAGCTTGACCGGCAGATGTTAGGTTACTTCCGATTCCATCTCCGACTGCACCGCCATCACCACCAGTACCAAATTCCATTCCTGGTTTAATAGGAGCTCTACCAAATCCTGCAATTTGATCTTCTGTTAGCCACTTACCATGAGTTACTTTCTTGTCTAACCCTCTATTACTTTCAGACACTCTAAATTCCCATTTACTCGTACTCTCGTTAAACCGTTTGTCATTAACAAAACCAATGTGTCCATATGAACCAATATTTTGCACAAATAAATCCATCACCTGTACATCTTCGGGCTCAATAAATCCTGGTAGTCCCATATTAGCAGTGGACTGTTCAATCGCTTTCATTTTACTATTGAAGCTATCCCCAACTGGTCCAATATCAACACCCTCGTGAACCCATTCTCCACATTCACCCCCGAAAGACCCATCTGGAAATACTTCATAAAGTCCGTTTGTATACATTAGTTGACCACTATCTCCTATGAGTGGGTTGCCATTTTCATTTAAACCCGAAGATGCACCAATCTGTCCCAACCCTATCGAGAATTTTTCACCTGTGATCGGATTAACGGCGAAAGCTGTTACATTACCCAAATTATCTTTCTCTGTACCCTGGATCATGCCATCTGTGCTGAAGCCTGTATAAGTATTGCCACCTATCTCAATAGGCGTACCTAGAGGAACATCTTTCAAAATTCCAACTACCTTATCAGCAACATCTAAAGATGCTATATACGCTTCCTGAGCATTTCTAGCAGTTTGAGCATCAAACATTGATTGGTGTACACCAGCCGGTAATCCTTGAGCCTCATCTAATTGAGCGAAGAATGCAGAGTCACCAACGCCCGCTTCCAGCATTTTGTTGAATGATCTATCTTGTTGTTCCTCTAAGAGTGCTGCTTCCTCTCTTCTAAATGCAATCTGTTCTTGTAGTAAAGATCTGCTCATTAGAAGATCCTTTAAGGCTTGCGCTATTGGCTCTCTCTCTGTTGCAACTAGACGATTTAATTGAGCTTGCGTAACACCAATCTTTTCTGTTCGTTCCTGGATAGTAGATGGCAATTCACGTAGTGCTCTGTCTTGTTCCATTATCCCCTCTCCTATAGTTTGAAGTAATTGTCCTTCTTGCTCTGCAATTGAAGGATCACCCATCACCTCACCAAATATAGTATTACGCTCTGCTGCTGTTTGCTGCGTAGCTATATCGGTAGCTGTCGTTCCTGCAGTATCAAATGGAACAAAGTCTCCTGTTCCTGCAGTTACCTGATCTGCACCAGCTTGAGTACCACGAGCACTTAATACATCTCTAGTAATTCCTGGTTTTAAAAAGATTGCTTGTCCTTGTCGTATAATATCATCCTCTGTTAGCCCTGCTTCGGCCAAGCTTGCTAAACTATTAGGATCATTTAAATCATCCCTACTTCTTATTTGTATTGGTTGATCTGCTGTTTCTGCTTCAATGAATTCACTGGTGACAGGAACCTCTCCTGATAACTCTTCTTGCGTTGCAACTCGTGGATCTATTTCTTCTCCAGTAGATGTAATAAGTGGTACTACTTCTTGAGCTGCCGTTGGTTCAACTGCAAATACATCAGGAGCACCTTTAAGTGAAGGAGCTGATCCTGATTGAAGTTGTGTTTGAAGAGCTAATGCTTCTGTTAAGGATGAACCTTGAGCGAGAATCTTTCCACTATCAACACCGATGACTTCAAAAGTATCCTTATCGATACGAAGTTTTTCACCGGATTGACCTACATTCGTTGTTGTTGCCATATAATTTTAAATACCTGGATTAAGTCCCGAAAAAGGAATATAGAGCGTATGCCATCTGACATAAAGTGTGTTTGCAGTTCCAGAGTTTGCTCTTATAGATTTTTGTTCTGCCCATACTGTTGTATCTGTCGGCGCACCTGAGGGTAGTTTAGAAACATCATTCTGAATTCCAACCTTCTTTCCATTTATATAGAAGCTGCAACTCTGTTTAGGTATGAATACTGCTGTATAAAGATTGTCATCTGCCTGAGTCACATCCGATGTATCAAGAATCATCTTGGTACTCGTACTTCCATTACTTGTTGATCCTTTTATTTTTTGTCCACCTGCTGCATTAGACTGAAATACAAAACCAAAATGTTTTTCTTCAAAAGAAGTCGATCCCGCTCCAGCTGCTCCAAATACTACAAATGCATAATGCGTTCCATCTGATTCAGTGTTCCAATTAATACATGCGGTCATTGACAATGGATGATCGAATATATTGAGCGATGCAAGATCACCATTTAATTCATTGAATGAATAACTACTAGATGCTGTACCACTGGTGATCGTAAGACCATTAGTGTCATATGTTCTAGCTGCTCCAGCTCCACTTGCAGATCCTGCATATCTGGTATCTGTTTCGAAATTCATGTGAATAATATGACGTTGATCAATTGGTACAGGCAAAGCTTCCAAATCCGAATAACGCACCTTTTGTGCATCTGCTCCGGTATGTCCGTGCCTTTCTACTGCCATATTAATTATCTACTTATTAGGACGTTGAATATAATCTAATGTTATATCTGATACACCAAGTTCTTCTCTGTCGGTTCCAGCTTCACCGTGACGAATTTCTACATAAAACCACGCCTTATATGCTGGAAGATTGATATTTAGTTTTCCTGTCGTAACATCGTCATCACCTGTAATCTCTCCTATTTTCTGATAGTTATAAACAATCGCTACCGTTTGACTTGCAATAGTTCCAGTAGTAAACGTATCAGTAACGGTGATAATATTAGGAGTTCCTGTAGCAATTGATGCAACCCAACGAACATCTCCTGCTGCTGGTCCTTCTATTATCTCGATCATGTCACCAACAGCTACATTAGCTACACTGTTAGTGGTTTTAAGATCGAAATTAGTATCACCACTGGTTGTTGAATTAAGAGTAGTCTTAAGTTCAAGTACATCCTCTCGGCGCATTCCTATAACTACTTTACGTACAGATGATGCATCAAGTTTTGTAATATTGGCATAAATACGTCTCAGGAATGTTTCTGCAAATTTAGCTGGAAGAGCCTGCTTTGTTACAAAATAATTACCCTCACCTGCACTAGCAGATGAACTATCTATAATATCTATATATACGCCATCTGATCCAGCATTTGCATCCTTATAGGCGATATAAAGTTCTTCTGCACCCTCATCTGAATATAATGCACCGATAACTAAATTAGAACTCATTTGACCTGAAGATGGTCTAAATTCATAATTTAATCTATTTTCACGAGGGGTATAGCTCCAGACACCGCTTCTTGTTCTAAGTGTTTTACGACCAGATATTTTCGTTAAAAATACAATCTTATCTTGCCATGTTATAACAGCTCCAGACCAAATAGTTGCTGGTGCTAAATCAAATGCATTGTCACGAAGATCTGGTAATTGAGCTACTTTTTCAAATAATGATCCATTAAATATATGAATTGATGCATCACGTCCACCTATTGCAAATAGAGTGTTCTCAAATACTTGAAGAGCATCTGCTGGTCTATTACCTGGTATTTCTAAAATACTATTATATGTATCACTTGTTCCATCCCAGAAATACACATTCCCTGATCCACATCCCATAACTAAAAAGTCATTCCATACAGCCATTGTTCTTACAACTTCCTGAACAGGCAATACAAGATCAGCTTGAGTCCATGTCGTACCATCCCATGAGTCTATATCGTTTCCTGATCCTACAAAAAACTTACCGATATACTTAATTGTAGGTCCATATTTGGTATCTGTGTTTGATCTATTCTGCCATGAGTCTGTCCATACCGCACCATCAAATTTCCCTACTGTATTATTTTGAACATAATATAAATCATCATCATATTCTACGAGTCCTTGACCATTCCCTGCATTTCCTGAAACATTTTCTTGAGTCCACGAACCACCAGACTTTTGAAATACTTCATTAGCGTCTGTTAGAAGATATAATAATCCACCGTTAGCTTTAACAATCCATTTAGGTGTGTCATTAAGTGTAGCAAGACCTGCTTCTGACTCATCTTTATCTGGCAACATCTGGCTTCTAAGGAATCCTTCTTTAGAATCAAAGTCAATTTCTTTACTAAAATACAAACCACCTTCTTTGTTTCCAAAAAGATCGATACCTTGTGTTAAGCCAGGAATTTGTTTGATTTGTTTTTCACCCATATTAATTGCTAGAAAATGCTCTTGAGATTTCATCGCCATATAAACGATTGCCCCCTTGTATTTCACGAACACTAATCATGCGCTTTGCTTCAAGCGACTTCTGTTTTAATGTTTGTTTTATTTTTTGAACTTCAGCTTCGTATTTAGCTTCTACAACCTGAGCTTCATTAAAATCTTCACGTGTGTAAAGACCCTGCATCCAACTATAGAATGTAAGAGCCTTTAAGAATCTTCGTGGAACATCTGGAGTTGCAGAAGCAGCCGACACTGAAGTAGCACCAACACTAAAGTTAACCTGTGCACCGTAATTTGAATTAGGTACAGGATAAAATTCAATCTCATCGTTATAAATTGTATAAACCGTAGGAGTACCAGAGTCATCTGGTTTGGGATCAAGAGCATCAAAAGTATCTTTATCAAGATATTTTAATTTTACTGTTTCTGCTGAAATACCTATATCATGAACATGTAAAATACTCGCATTGATTGAGCTTGTTTGATATTTACGACTAGCAGCACCAAGTGTTAGGACAGCAGAAGTCTCAAGCCATGTAGCTCGTGGAAACCTAGCAGCTAGATCGTCCATTCCTTCATTAATCCAATCGAGATATTTGTCAGCATTGTTAGCGGATACCTCTCCTAACTTTCTACCTATATCATGCTGTAAACCGCCGACTGTTGAAATTAGAGACATAAAAGACAATAAATCTTGGATTTATTCCAAAACCTACCGTCTGTTACAGGATTGTAGATCTCTATTATTTAATGAAATTATACCATTTTTTAGGGTTTTGTATAGAAAAACTTTTTATTACCTTTCTCCTTACGGAATTTATCAACAATTTTTTGATATGCTTTAACCCACATCTTTGCATTTTTCTCCATATTATAATTTGTTTTCAAATCATTATATGCATTGTTTCCAAGCTTAACGCGCAAGTCCTCATCTAGGATAAGTTTCTCCATAGCATCGAACCATTCATGTGGTTCATCAGCGTGAAGTCCTGTTTTGCCATCTTTGATAGAGCTGTAACATTCTGTAGAGGATGCAACCGTTGCAGTCTTATTTACAGAATATTCAAGATAACGCAAATTGGATTTCGCTCTATTAAACTTATTATCCATAGCTGGAGCTAGTCCTATATCAAGACCAATAGATGCAATAAGCTCCGGCCACTTCTTAAGCTTTGCCCAGTCATGACGTATAATTCTTCCCTTAAGTCCTTTCATCTTCTTATCTGACCAAACAGACTCACCGTACATTGCCATTGTGTGGAATACTACGTTCTTGTGCTTCTTTAATATTTCTATTACAGGTTCTTCAATTAACTTTAGATTCTCATAGTGAGCGGCTGATCCTAACCATGCCATATGAATCTTCCCATCCTTGTGAACCTTCTTCTTAGTCTTCTCGCGCCAAGGCATGTCTAAACTATTGGGTAATATGTAAACACTGTCAGGTTTATCCTTTTGATGAATATTATAAAGATCCTGAGTAGTTACCGTAATAGCGTCAACCTTTTTTGTGACTAACGTGCCCCACAACAAGGCTTCAGATCCTGGGTGATAACCTCTATATCCTGGATTATATGGCCTTACTGCATCAATATTGTCATCGGTCTCAAGAACGATCGGCATATTAAAATGCTCTCCTATACCACAGAAGGTTGCTATGTGCTGCAACATGTCATGACGTTGGAATACAATAATATCTGCCCAATGTGCGACATCATTAAGTTCTTCCATTGATGGAAACTCCACCTTATCCTTCTCCTCTGTCCATCTAAAGTCAGATGTCCTTACTTCTGCTAGATCTAATTTCTTAATCCACTTAGCAGGGGAGTGAATGCGATACCAGCCGACACCGCTATTGTCCCCCCAGAGATAGATTTTAAGCTTTTTTCTTGATAATTTTGACATATACTCTGTAGTTGGTTATAAGATTTATGTATTTTAGTATGATGTTTTACACACAACCACATTTTTGTTCAACCATAGATTTCATGTAATATATTCTTTATTTTTTTCTTTGCTCCAAACTTGGGCATATTCGGTCTTGAAACTGTTGATGAAAACTTTCTCTTCATAAACCTCTCAATATCTATAGGGTCATCATCTACAAGCACTGACCAACCATCTTCAACAAATCCTTTCCATTCAGTCTCACGACGCAATATACCGCATGGCACTCCCATCCAATATGCTTCATTCTGCACACCACCTGAATCTGTTAGAACCTTTTTAGCATTAGAGATAAGATTAAGATTTCTCTTATATGAAAGCGGCTTAATGGCATGGACATTATCTGGAAGTTTTATATTAAATTCATTCATCATCTTAAGAACTCTTGGATGAATTGGGAACTTGAACTTCTCATCACAAGATTCTATACCTTCAAATATATTCTCTAATCTTATCTTAGAATCTGCATTCTCTTGTCTATGGATAGAGAGGTAGGAATATTCTTTATAATCTTTAGATTTTGTCATCGGGCAAAATGTATTGAATGAATCAAACATTGTATTACCTACAACATATATATTCTCTCTAAGTTTCTCACTTTCTAAATTCTTTACAGCGTTATAATCAGTACAGAAAAACACTGTACTTAAATGATCTACTATCGTTCTTATCCTCTCCTCCGGCATATCACGTCTATAACATCTCATGCCTGCTTCAACATGAATTATATGAATATCAAGTTCATGTGCTGCTATTGCTCCTGCCAGTGTGGATCTGCAATCACCATATACAATCACAGCTTTTGGTTTTTCTTTCTTCAATATAGTTCTAATCCTTTGGATCATCCTTACTAGATCTGTTGTATCTAATTCATAATCGAATCCAGCGATGTCCATGTCATCAAAGAATATTTTCTTCATGAAATGATCATGGTGCTGACCAGTCCAGATAACTTTATGATTAACATTCCAAGTTAAATCAACTTTCATTATTTGAGGGCGTGTCCCAATGACGCTAATAAAATCTGTCATATTATCCTTTAGGAATAAATTTCACTTTGAATTCATCTGCCATAATTTCCTTTATCACCTCTAAAGCCTTAGCTCTTTTACCTTCACGTTCATTTCTCTCTGACAGACTGTTTTCATGACGAACATACTCATACAATGCTTCATTAGAAAATACATACTTAAAATCAGAATACATCCAATCAAGATGCTGCATCCAATCATATGCATCCTTAGTCTCCTCTCTTAACGGACACTTTCTAATCACATGTTTCTTAAATATTGGAACACCGTTAATCTCCTGTTGCTTGAGAAGTCTACCGGGATCTGTTGTCACGGCTTCACGATAACCTCTTATAATACAGTTGTGTCCTGTATCCCATAGGTTTGTATAGAGTGAATGAACGAATACATCTAAGTCATCGTCCTCGCAGAAGGCCTGTACGGCTCTCTCAAGGCGATTAGGAAGAGATAGGTCGTCTGCTGCCTGTACAGTCATTAGAGAGCCTTTTGCAGCTTTATAACCAGCCATCTGTGCTCCAACTACTCCCGAGTGAGGGATCTCAATAAACTTAATCCTTTTATCAGTAAATCCCATCACCACTCGCTGTAGTTCATCTTTATCATCACTTCCATCATTAACTATAATCAATTCCCATTTCTTATAGGTCTGAGTCAAAATACTCATGATCGCATTAGCTATTGTATGCGACGAGTTATATACAGGAATAATTACTGATACGAGAGGTTTTTTCATATCATTTAGTTAAATCAACGAGATACATGGTCTTATCACTCAACTTCTTTTTCTTAATGACATGGAAGTCTTTCTCGTAGTCATGTGTGTGACAATGAGCGATGCTTTCAAATTCAACTGGTTCAATAATAAGTGCTATCTTCCCATGCCGCTTGATAGCTTCAACAGCCTTTTGCCAAGTTTCTTTAGTGATGTGCTCCAGAGTTGTATATGAGAATATTAGATCATGATCATTCCCAAGTTCTCCTATGTCTTCAACCTTTTTACAGTAGAATGCTTTGTCGGGATACGTCTTAGAAGCATAACTACATAATTTCTCTGATATATCTATACCTGTATAATTTTTGCGTTCAAACCATTCAACCATTCTTCCGCTACCACACCCAATATCAAGCACTGAATCAAATTCAATATCCTTAAGCCATTTCTTAATTATCTTTTCATCCTTCTCTGGCAGTGAATAGTTGGCATCAGATTGTTCAATCCATGTATCTGCACGGTTCTCCCAATATTCCTTTGGATCATACTTAACAAGTTTCTCAATAGTATTTTTGAATTTCTTATGAGAAAGCTTGCTTCTCCAATACTTAGATCCCTCAAGATTCGGTGGTAATTCTGAAAGTTTCTTCAAGCCTTTAGCAATTATCTTAGGATCCGCAACCTTAGTTTGCATTACATGCTTGATAGGAAGATTAACAAGAGCATGTCTTCCTGCTGTTATGAACTCAAGTACACCAAGTGGAAGACCATCATGGATAGTGAGTCTCATAATCGCAGAACACTGTTCTATAAGTTTATCCATGTCATTAACATATCCTCTGTATTGGACATTGTTTAATCTTCCTGTATAGCTATCGTCTCCAAAGAAGATGAAATCAATCTCTGGACATAACTTAGCCACTTCTTTACATAAATCTGGTAAATAGAATCCCTTATTATTCTGTGGCTGATAAACAGCTACCGTGAACTTCTCAGGCATTGGAAGTGGTTTATAAAGCCAACGTGGTGGGATTGGTACAACCTTTGCATCAATACCAAGTTCTTTTAATTCTTTCTTAGTGAAGTCTGCCTCACATAGGTGGTAATCAATATTCTTTTCAAAGAAATCTAACAAAACCCTTCTATGGAATAGATCCATCTGTTGCATCTGCCAAATATCTGTTCCAATCCAATGGATAATACGTTTACCCTTACAGTTATTGAAAACCTGACCACATTGATCAGCCAGTGTTGGAAAGAACCCTAATAGATAAACAGCCTCATACATGTGAGGTTTAAACGATGGCATCTGTTTATAATCAGCATCCAAGAGTCTTGATGTGCGCTTACCATGAAATGGAGCGCCAAGAGATGTAACACAAATCTTATTTTCCTTAATCCCATGCTTCTTCTGTATCTGTCTTACACGTTTAATCCAATGACGAGAGCTGTCATGAGAGAGTCCTCCACGATGTGGGTACTCAGTATCAAAGAATATATCTCTAACAAATACTCCTTTACCACCAGCTTTTACAACTTGAAGCCATAGATCCCAATCCTGCAGAGACTTAATCTTTGGATCCCATCCTCCGATCTTTTCAAACATCTCTCTTTTAAGTGGAAATGAACCATCAATATAATTATGTTGATCTAAGAAATACGGATCAAACGGTTCTGACAAATAATCAAATCCTTTAGCGCCATTGTAACTTCCATCAGAACGCTTCACATACCCTGCATATGCGGTGTATTCATCAAGACTCATGTTGGCTTCTTCGGCAAGTTCTTTAACGTCCTTCTTAGAAAGAATCTGATCTAAGAATCTATATCCTCCATACATAAAGTCATAATCAGGATTATCCTCTAATGTATTAATCCAAATACGTACAACTCCAGGAAATAGCTTAGCGTCTGCTGGTAGGAAGGAAATAAACTTACCTTCTGCTAATTTAGCTGCATCATTCCTAGCAATACACGCTCCTTGATTCTCTTTCGCATAAATAGCACTAACAGATACCTTATGATCTCTATACTTTTTAACAATGCTCTTTACTGCTTTGGCTGATTTATCACATCCATCCACTGAAAGGATGATCTCAATATTAGGATAGTCTTGGTCAACGATTGAATGAACTGCATCTCCTACAGTATCTTGATCACCATATACTGGCATCACGAATGATATAAGTGGAAGTTCTTTTGCTTTCATAATTTAAAATTAGAGGGGAGAAAGAGCTCCCCCTGAGTTATTCACCCCCTTCGAGGGTTTTAATTACGCGACTTGGGTTTCCGACAACGAGTGTGTATGGAGGAACGTTCTTGTTAACGACCGCCCCACAACCAACCATTGCGCCCTCACCAATTGTGACACCACAGAGAATAGTAGCGTTGGCTCCGATTGAAGCACCACGCTTTATAAGCGTTGTCTCGTAATCCACTGATTCCACAGGTCGTGTACTCCAGGGCTTACGAACATTTGTGAACACCACTGATGGTCCCACAAACACGCCATCTTCAAGAATAACGCCCTTATAAATAGAGACGTTGTTCTGAACACGTACATTATCACCGATCACAACACCTTCGTCGACGTAGCAGTTCTGCCCAAACGAGCAGTTTTCGCCGATCTTAGTATTCTCTCGAATGTGTACCCAATGCCAAACCACCGTTCCTTTGCCAATACGACAAGGAAGATCGATAATGGCGGTTTCGTGCTTAGTGCAGTTCACCAGTTCGTCTTTTTGCTTAATCAAGTGTACCTCCAATGTCATATGTGTTTGTCATAGCTTCGCATAAATCAATTATAGGTGCCACTTCCTTTAAGGTGGTTCCCTTCCCTTTAAGAAGTTGCTCGTAAACTTTATTGTGCAAATTCTCCAGTATTCTCGTTAAGTTCAACCGCTCACCATTTATTTCAAAGACACGATATTGATTATCCTTATCTGCCTTTAAATTAATATGCCATTTAATATCTGCTTTCTTGAGTCTCAATGTTCCAGCACCTTCTTTAACGCTCAAGTAATCAACATTAAAATCTAAACATTCACCAAATAACCATAGAAGTAGATCGAAATAATGAACACCTATATTGAACAGAAGGCCACCGGATTGAGTTTCTTTACCTTTCCATCCATCCCAATAAAAGTCTCCTCTTTTCATTGATATATTAATATCAACATTATTATTATCTCCTAATGACTCACGGAGTTCTTTTAACTTATCACTGGTACGTAATTGCAAGACTGTATAAACCTTAGCTCCCCATCTAGCTTCTAATTCTCTTATTTCTTCTAATTCCTTTACTGATAAGACTAATGGTTTCTCACATAGGACATTCTTGCCTCTCTTTAGAACCTTTTTAATTAGCTCCCCATGTGTGTAGTTAGGAGTACAAATTACAACCCAATCTACTTCCTTATTAAACTTTTCCAGTGTGACCATGTCCCCAACCTTAGTAAAGAATTCAACATCACTATCTAGCTTCATCTTCTTTTCCTCATCTATGTCACATGCCATCAAAAGTTTCCCACCAATGTGTTCTATTGCAGCAACATGACGATCAAATATAAATCCACAACCGATCACGGAAAATTTGAGAAGCCGCTTTTCTTGATTCTCTGACATATATAGTCTATTTGTTTATTTTTTAATTCTGGGAATAACGGTAATGACACGATGTGTCTTCCTATCCATTCAGTATTTGGCAATTTATGTACAAGTGATACATCACTATACGCTTTCATTAAATGAAGTGGTTCGAAATGGACACTACACTGAATACCAGAGTCATCCATGAAGTCCATAAATTTTACTCTATCTCTAACAAGCATTGGATAAAGATGAAGGCCAGTATTCTTCAATCTAAGATTGTAATTATAACGAATAATGCATCTAAGACGTTGTTCATTCATCCAGTTAAGCTTCTTAAGCTGTTCTATTCCTATAGCTGCTTGAATATCATTCATGTTCATCTTCCATCCACAGAATGAAACGTCATACCCCCAACGACGTGATCCTGTATCAAGACCTTCATTAGAGTTCCTTTTAGTACATCCATGTAAACGAGCAAGCTTTAGGTATTTGTAATATTCTTCATTATTAGTAGTAATCATGCCACCAAATCCTGTAGTCATGTTCTTTGTTGGGTGGAATGAGTACGTTTGGAGATCTCCTTGATGGCAATTCTCTTCTATTAGATGTGCTGAATCAAAAATGACCGGTATCTCTCTTGGTTTCCAATCAACTGAATTACCAGTTAAATGAACTATTATTGCTGCCTTTGGACGGGTTAATTTGGAGAGTTCAGTAAATTCTCCCTCATCCATACATAGATTTTTCATATCTACATCACAAAATATCGGAGTAGCTCCACAATGATGAATAACAGATGCACTTGCTGTAAACGTTAAGGATGGAACAATTACATTATCTCCTTCACCTATTCCTAAAGCCCGAAGAGAAAGAAATAAAGCAGAAGTACCAGAAGAAACTGCAACTGCATATTTAGATCCAACATATTTGGCAAACATTTCTTCAAATTCCTCAACCTTCTTACCCTGTCCTAGTTGACCTGATGATAAGACCTTATTAACCGCCCTCTTCTCAGCCCTGGTAATATATGGTTTGGCAAATGGTATCTTATATTTCATTTTCATATATTTTATCAAAATCTTTTACTAATTGAGTAAAAACATCTTCTAAAAGATCACAATTTGGAACAACGCAATGGCCACCGATTTTTCCTTCCATTGGTCTCAAATAAGGTTTTCTGTAATGACCCATGCCAAGCTCCTCATATCCTTCATTATAAGTTTTGTTTGCAACCGTATACACCTCCTCAAAGTTTAAATTATATTTATCACAAATTCTTGCCACTTCTTTACAAGCAATAATCTGCCAACCATATAAAGTGGTAGATATAATCTTTAACATTTCAGTCGTCTGAGATTTATCGAATACTATTGTTTTAATTTTGGCATTAATAAAATATTCAGCAACTTTATTCGCTACTTCTTTTTCACCTCCTATAAATTTAACAAAAGTCCTAATACTATTAGCCAAATTAGGATGTTTCCCACGCACAGGAGAATGTACTGTTTTAGGGTGAGAAATCCTTGATGTCGTGCCAATAGGTACGGTTGAATGAATGATAACAATGCTAGGATTATAAAAACTGATATATGTATTGACATATTCTTCAAATCTTTGTGAATAAGGAAAAGTAATATGAAGGTAGTCCACATGCTTTGGTAAGCCAGATTTAGGTTCTACGTCTCTAATAAAAACAGACTCCCCGTGTGCATCATGCAATACTTCGTAGAGTCCTTTTCCTATCTCTCCTGCACCAACCACTAAAGAAGTGGGATGTTGTTTTTGTACCATATTACGTACTGAGCTAAATCTTTCTCGAAATCTGTCTTAGACATGAATCCAAGTGATTTAGCTTTCTCTATGTTAGCACAAAGTCTTTGCACCTCTCCTGGTCGTGACTTTGTATGAATAATTTGTGAATTTGATTTTGTAAGCTTGATAATAATTTCTGCAAGCTCTTTAATCTTAATTGTACTTCCTGTACCAACATTTATTGGATCTCCGTATGTTTCAAGTTTAGCACACAAGTCATAGGCTGCAATCGCGTCATCCACATACATGTAATCTCGCTCTTGTTTACCATCTCCAAATATATACAAAGGATCATCTAATAAAGCAGCTCTTGTAAACTTTGATATTACCGATCCGTAACTTGTGTCGTTCTGCCACTCACCAAATATATTAAAGTTCCTCAATATTATAACCTTCGTTCCAAACGTGTCCCTGTAGGCCTTACACAGCCTGTCTCCTGCGATTTTAGAGGCAGCATAGGGTGACTGTCCATCTAATGGATGTAACTCGCTTATAGTCCCTGTTTGAGAAGTTCCGTATACCTCACTGGTAGAAGCAAAGATCATCTTCTTGTCGTACTTTCTACAAGCCTCGAGAACATTCATTGTCCCTGTGACATTGATGTCTATGGTCTCTTGCGGAAAGTCTATGGATCTATCAACGTGAATTTGAGCAGCTAAATGGAAAACAATATCAGCCCACTCAATATAGGTTTCTAATTCATTGTAATAACGTATGTCTGCATAGGCCACACCGTCTCGTGGTGCTTTGCAAGGATGGAAGAAATTATCGACTGAGATGACCTCATGTTCTTGGGATTCGAGATGTTTTCTTAGATGATATCCTAGAAATCCTGCGCCGCCGAGAACTAAACACTTATTCTTTTTCTGTAACATACAGTATATGCTTTAACCTAAAATCTAACAAGCTCCTGTTATAAGCATCTTCATAGAGGCTAATTAGAGCATCCTAACGAACAAGCACGGGTTCCATCAGGTGCTGTTATAGTAGCTCCCTGAAGAGTCTGTCTACATTTGCGGCAACGGTTATCTACAACTGATTCTTTTACAACTACTTTCTTGGCAACTTTCTTTTTTGGGGTTACTTTTTTTACTTTTGGCATATTAATAAATTACTTTTTGAAAATTAACTTACAGCGGTTCTATCAACTCCCGATGATGGAAGATCGTTAGAAGCCCATGTTAGATCAGTTATTGTTGCGTCATCTCCATTTCCTGATGTATCTGCGATGTTTGTTCCAGATCCTTCTGTATATAGGAGTTCGTTTAGAAGATTGTCACGAGGAACTGCGCTATCAAAATATATAGCTTTTCTTTCAGTCAGATCCAATCGTTTATCCCAGAAGTGAAAGTGCGTTGATTGTCCTGCTAAAGACACTGCGCCTGATGGGCGCGCTCCTATAACCCAAGCACCATTCGCTGCTTCTGGCGTGAGAGTGAGGGTTGTTTGCTTAACTGAATCCACATAAAGATCCAATCTATTGGAAGCCTTTACATGAACTAGAATAAAACTATGCCACCTTCGATCGTTAATGTATCCAAATGATTGTACCGACCCACCTAATTGAGATTTTAAAGTATCTGAGCTTATAGTTAATATATCCCTTCCTGTACCTGTACCGTCAGCTTGAGACATTAATACTGCATTACCCCTAGATAAAACACGCATCCAGATTGAAGCTGACCAATCACTTGTTGTTGGATCAAAAGTAATACCTGTAGTTATAAAGTCACCATTCGTACCTGTATGACGAACACTATTATTACTGCTTCTTACTGATATTCTATTTGCCATATTTTTAACTTAATGCTGTTCTATTTGTTGTTATAGCTGATCTACTTCCTCTTGGAACATTAGCACTATCCCACACTACGCCTGACAGCGTTCCTGCATTTGCTGATGATCCCGTGCTTGCTACACTCGCTCCCGATCCTTCTGTACATAGATATTCATCAAGAGCAGCAGTTCCTGTAACGGCATGGTTAAAATACAAGTCTGCAACTTGCGCTGTTGTTAGTTCGTAGTCAAAAACTCTCATGTGAGTTATAAGACCGTCTAAAACATTTGTTGCTGCACCGCTCCACGCCCCCCACTTCATCCCTTGAGAAGCTGCATTTATACTTGTCGCAAGTGCTTCTGCTGAAGCTTCGGCAGTTTGAAGAACATTATTATAATAACACTTAAACCCTGCTACGGTGGATGACCCATCATAGGTAACTGTCACAAGCGTCCATCTGTTTAATAACGGTGGTATAAAATCAACATATAATGATGAGCCTGCGCCAGCCGAGCCAATCAGCCAATTACGAAATAGCCCGCCGCTAATTCGCGAGTGCCAGCCCTGAAATGGACTGCCCTTCCATTCACCTCCTAAAATCCGAGTAGCACTAATAGTACGAAAGGCCACATAAAACGACCAACTAAAAGAGTCTGTACGCTCAAAGTTATATACGTCCGTTCCAATATCTAATTCTTTTCCACTAACTCCATCGAAATTAAGTGAGTTCGCGAAGTTAGCAACAGATAATCTGGGCATATTATTTTATTACTTCTTATACAATTACATCTTCTTCACTGCTATCTACTAATATTTCGCCTGATTTTACTACAGGTGTTTCTATTTGTGTTTTAGGTTGCGCTGCTACTTCTGCTTCGACTACAAGTCCAGCCGCAAGAGCCTTTATATAATCATCTATCGTTCCCGCATATTCATTAGGTACATTTCTAACAACTTCAACTCCATCAACATCCATTGTTACTGTTCTTTCTGCATCGTCTATTGATACGAATTTAACTACTGCCATATATTTATTTGTTTATATTAATTAACGAAAACTACAGCTAAAGTTTACATCTCCAGTAGTTGTCATTCCAACATAAATACCCGTTCCCATTATCATATCAAGAGTAACTGTAAGTGGCGCAAATGGAGTCGTTGTAAATGTATGATTAAATACTATCGTTCCTGACTCAGCAGTATTATCATAAATTATAAGCGAACCGGCTGTAGGCGCTGCATCATTGCAAGCAATAGTTACAGTGTGCAGGAACCCTGCACTTGCTTTAACTTGGGTATCTACTACTGCAACTGCGCTATAGCTAAACTGACCCTCAACTTTCATTACGTCATTAGTAAGGTCTTCACCTGCATCTAATGTTCCTTTAGTTACAATTATCCGCCCAGCAAGATCTCCTTTAATATTACCTACATCTCCTTCAGTCATTGCAGCTAGACCTGTTGGATCATCAATTTCTTGACCTGTTAAAGATACATTTGATCCGCTTACAAAAACAGAACCTTCCTCATAAATAGCATCGGCAGAACCTGATGTTAATGTTGTTTTAAGTGCGCCAGCGGTCTCATCGTAAGATGCGTTTAAGATTTGCTGTTCGCTCCATATTGGATTTTCTGGCATATAAATTGATTATTTATTTTACAGCCTAAGGAGCTGTAAAGCTCCAAAGGTCGTAAAACAACTAATTATACAGATGTAACGATGAGTGATTCCATTCCTGATGCGTCATCCCAAAGTCCACCACCAACTGTAACTCCGCCAGCCGTCGCTGCGGATGTTGTTGATACTCCTGTGAGAATATCGCTTGAACCTGTCCATAGAGTAAGTCCTGCAGAAGTATCCAAGATAGCGGCTGTAAAGTTCGCCTTCCATCCGAATGTGTCTGCTTGATTCAATGGGTCTTCCTTTGTAGCCCCAGTAACCGTAAAGGTTTGAATACCTCCGTCGAGTTCTGTAGCTCCATAGAAGCCTTTACCAAAGATGACTGTTCCATAACCAAGTGCTGAAATACCTTCTTGACCTGCTGTTGCTTCAGACACAGCAAGTGCGTTTGAACAACCACGAATGATTGGTGCAAGAGTCGATTCAACGAAACGAACACCTTGTACACGACCAACTTCACCTCTATAGAGGAACTCTGGAGTTGTGTATAGGTGATAGTTCTGCCAAGTAGAATCTGCCATTAAGTCTTGTGCAACTCGAGGGTGAACGATCCCAACATAGTTTTCCCCATCAACCGTTCGAGCGTTGAGAGAACGAAGTTCCCCAACCATTGCACGGATGTCTGATACTGCGATAACAACTGTTCCATCTGGATTACCTCCAGCACTACGCATAAGTGCCTTAGAAGCAGAGATGTCAATTCTATTAGCTGATACTTTAACAGCATTAAGTGCGGATCCACCTCCTGTTGCAGGAAGATCTCCATGAATAACAATCGCTTCAACAATGTAACGGTCAATTGTTTCTGCTGCCTGATGCGCTAGACGCTCAGTAGCCATTTTCATTGTATCTGTAACTGCTGTTAGTTGTACTAGATCTGTCTCAACCACATATCCACCCATCTGTTCAATGAGTGCTGATACACGGTTTGTAGAAAGCACGTTCGCTGACGGACGGTTTCCTTGTGTTAATTTTTGTCCAAGTGAAAGTCGGACTGGGCGATTCCAATACACGCTTGTTCCCTCACCCACTGGAATTGGTTTCTTCTCAGCGAATTGATAAAACTTTGTTGCTGGATCTAGAACCTCTAAAAGAAGCCGATCGTAGTAGTTTTTGATCAATCGGGTAAGGGTAGTTGTTGTACTGGCGGTCGCCGGTGCTGCTCCTGCCATATGTATAATGTTAATAATTTATTATACAACACATGACGAGTTGTTACTCCGCGTTATCCTCGCGGTAGCATCGCTTCTACATCAGCTAGTGAAGCTGTTCTATCTAAGAGCATGGCTTCTGCCTTGCTTAGATTATTCGATATTGGTTTATGTACATTAGGTGACTCTCCACTAGCTAATGGTTTTTCGCCAATATTTTGATATGCCTCTTCTCTACCTGCTTGTTTAGCCGTTTGGGCTATTTCATCAAATTTCGCGTTCTTATAAGCCGACTCCCAAGATGCTGTTGGATTACCTCGAACAAACTCCGCCATATCTTTTGCATATTTCTCCATATCTGGATACTTTGCTTTGACTTCATTTATCTCGAACTTTTCTTTTAAAGAGTTAACCTCTCTAAGAGTTTTCTCATCCAAGCTAATCTTTTCCGTTTCAGCTTTAGATTCGTTGCGAACGTTTAGAAGATCATTAGTATTAACGTCTTCGTACTCCGCTAATTTTGTCCTAGCATCCTTCAATTGAGTATTGATTTCATCAAACCTCGACTTAGGAATGTTAGGCTCACTATCTGATGCTTCACCTGCAGTTTCGCTTGCAGTTGCGTCTTGAGAAGTCTCAGATATAGTTTGTTCTACTGATGCCGAGTCAGTTGGTGTTTCTGTCACCGTACTATCGACGATTTGTTCTTCAGACATAAATTCGTTTTTGTTATCACAGGTACGCCCTGCGTATTAAGTCTGTGGTATCTTCACCGCCCTCCACACAGTGGGTGCGTGAAGGAGAGGTAATGAACGTCTCTACGATGTAGAGAGCGGTAAAGACACCGGTTTATTATTATAATCTTCCTTCTGTCACTTCAATATGACCAACGTTCTTCTTCACCCATCCTGGTAGTGAATTAGATCCAACACTTTCTGATGGAGCTTTTCGTTGAGTCATATCTTTAGCGGTTGCCTTACCAGCCTTTCGCACAGATTTGCCTTCCGTAGACTTTGTATTGTGCGACTTTGGTGAAAGAACGCTATCTGACAAAACCTTGATGTTTGCTTTTAAAATATCTGACATATGTATTATTTAAGATTTCCTGTATCCGTTGGATGGAAACGATTATTCTTAGTCATAACTTCATCTGTACTTTTACGACCAGAGCGCACAGTTCCATTTCCAAACTTACCAGGACTTGTCATACCTTTTGGTAGATTGAGCTTTGGAAAGACTCGAGCCTCCATGTCATTATTGAATGTTGATTTAACCATATTATATTTCTTTAATGTTATATATTTTATTTTCTATGTCTGTAGAGGTCTTATTTCCTAGACGTTCTTTTGAGAGATGTTGCTGCATTGAGTCTGGCAGCGCTCCCAATCTACGAGTTTTTGGAATTTCTTTAGGGTCTCTTTTAAAGACATGTGATTCATGTGTTACCATATCATTTCTTTTTAGAAAATTGATTTACTTTATTTAAAATGAATCGCATCCCTTTAATCTTACCACGAACCTCCTCATCGTTACTATTTATTAAAATATTTACACCGCTTTTTATATGTTCATCCATCCACGTCTCCAATATCTTCCATCCAGGACTTCTTAGCTTCATCTCACGAATCTTTTGTTTATCATCTTCTGTCATATTATTCTTTTGATCTTGAACCGATTTCACTTTCCTTGATATCTAACTCACGTTCCTTCAAATCAAGCTGACGATTAAGACGCTGCTCCTCTGCTACTTTCTCTTGAAGTTCCATCTCCTTTAGTGTCTCCTCGCTTCCCTTACCATCTGAACCAGGTTGCATTAGCTCTCTAAGTTCTGGTCTCATAAGAGGATCTGCACTATCAGGATTTGCTCCCATGATAACTGCAATGTCATCGCTCTCAAGCGCATTAAGATCTCCTTTAAGTGAAACGCTGATTGATTTCTTTGGTTCTTCTGGTTGAGGTGGTTGAGGTGGTGGTACATCAAGTAGTTGTTCAATATCTTTACGGTCAACGCTTTCAAGTAATGTACGCAAGTTAAACTCCTGATTCACCATTGGTGTCTGTGCTAGGAGTTGATAGAGCTGGAATGCTTCCTGTCTTCTAACAATCTTATTTGACTGAGTGTCCATCTGAACATCAATGTCAAACTTTCCTGCAATAGCTTCTTTATCAATCTCAGCAAAATCAAACTCTCCATCACCTTCTACATCACGACCCTCTAATCTCACTATTACTTTCTTATCCATCCATCTCTGGTTATAAGCAAGGATAAGTGAATAGGCGTGACGGATAGCGTCTGCGAATGCTCCAATCTTTACATCGAATCTAACGTTGGCACTCTCTTGCAAAGCTAGGATTGTAGCCGCTGCTTCACCCTGAAGATTTTGTAGCGACCCAACGGCGACATCAGGTACCCCAAGCGCGCGCTGAATATCTTCCTTGATAATCTGTTCCTCATTGTATGCAGACTGTGTTACATCATTCACAGGGAGTGGACTAACACCGTTTGCAATAGCGGTATGAACAATACCGCCGGGTCGCCTAACTAATTCACCTTCATCAATATCTGCCCCGTCTACCACTTGCCACATGTGATCAATAACATCTGTTACGTTGTCCATTCTTTGATTGCGTGTGTCATTAAGTTCCTCTAAGAGTTTCTCAATTGGTTCAATCATTCCCATCCCATGAAACTCGTGAGGAACATCCGTGTCTTTCATTACTACAAATGGACGTAAATAATTCTCATCAACAATTCCATCTTTGAAGATCTCGGTAAATGGATTCTCTTCTAACCGAAGAACCACTTCATCATTAGCTAGAACAATTAAGTACTCTTTCTTTTCCTCGTCATCATCTTCTGAAAACATTCCCCAATACTCAACTAATTGAATTTTGCCTTTCTGTGATGGATTAGATAATCCTTGGATAGCTCTTCTATAATCTTGTACCTCTTCATCTCCAGCTTGACCTCCTCCACTTTCTTTGTTTCGTTTTAGCTTCTCAATAGCCTCTTCGTCAAAATGAGGATTGTTCTCAATATCTGTCATCGTTGAATAAGTACGATGAATCTCATATCTACCATTCGCTCTGTTGGTCGCATTTGGATCCCAAAAATAATCAGAAGGATCAACTGATTCTATAATTGGATGATCTTTACTTCCGCCTTTCCCAAACACCCAAGAGGCCTTGAGTATTCCATGACCATAGATCTTTGCACTCTTGTCTAAATCTTTAAATGCCTGCTTATAATTAAAAACTCTTGTCTGATACTCAAGCAATCTCTCTGCTGCCTTAGATTTCTCAACATCATCACTTGATTGCGGCTTTGCTTTAACACCTTGAAATGCACGTATCACTCGAGCATGTATTGCCTCGATGTGACCGAATGCTTCTGGAACAAATAAATCAGCTCTTCCGTGGTAACTCTTGTTTTGCTGATACCCACGGTAAAGCCCGTACCATTTCTTGTATTTACTAAAATACGCATCCTGAAAGTTCTCTGACTTTTGGAATGCCTCATGAACTACTTTCTTGGCTCGGTCTTGTACAAGTGTATCTGGAAATGTGGTGGCCATATTAATACCCTGTTATAGAACTACGTTGTCTGACAATCTGTTTACCCCTTCCTCTGCGTCTTCTGGATGCTTGCGATGGCCTATAGCTAACCACGAACATGCGAAGTGCATCTGCTCCATGATCCTCTACCTTGACTGGCATGTCTCTGCGTGGAGCGTTGGCATTCTTGGATTGTTCCATCCAACGATAATTCTCTATTTCACGAATAAGGTTCTCACAGTTCTCTGTGATGAAGAGCTTTGGCCTACCATTTGAAGGGTTCACCTTGAGCAGTGCCTTTATCTCGTTTATCCCTGAAACAACCCATCCATGTTCACCTGGCTGTGTTTTAACAGCCGGAGTGATATAGAGACCTCTAGTAGCGTAATCGAGCATCTCTTGTTTACCGGATGGATCACCATAAGTGAGTCTGTAATCAAACTCTGTATGCTTAGATAATATCACACCTGAATGAAAATCTATAGTTTGTTCCCTCTGATAATACTCATCAAAGACAATTACTTCACCGTCTGCATTCACATGTATCCACAAACACGCTGTCGGATTAGTGGCTCCAAAGTCCATAGCTCTATACACTTCTGACCCTGGATTAGGTTTCCACTCTGGCATTAAGTGATGTGCTCTGTTCCATTCTTTGTAGACCATTCCTTCAAAACGAGTGAACTCTGCCATGTATTCTTGAGCAAACAGATCTTCACCCATGTCACTTTTAGCCTTCTCTATCTCAATATTAGGAACATATGGATTGTCATAACTGGTGTAATGAAAGGACTTGTATTCTTCATGATCCTTTGATCCTAGTTTATAGATGTTCCAGAAATGGTTGTATCCTTTTGGTGTTCCAATAAACATTGCCCACCCTTCATGATCTGCTAAGGCTGGTCTGATAATTTCATCGAAGACGTTTGGTTTGATAGTTGCATACTCATCCAGTACCACTCCGTGTAATCCCACACCTCGAAGGGAATCTTCTTTATCTGCCCCTTTAAGTTCAATAAGACTACCATTTCCAATTTCGACATATAACTCTGATTCATTCTTCTTCTTAATTAACTCAGGTGGTAGTTTCATTAGCTGATCACTTAACATCCTCCATGCAATCATCTTAGCCTGGGAGTAAGTAGGGGCTATATACCAATAACGCCCTTTGGTAGTGACAAGAGCTTCTTCTAATAAATAGTTTATCGCCATCACTGTCTTACCTGTACGTCTTCCTAAGCAACAAACCTTATACCTGTGGTCATCATCAAGAATCTCCTTCTGTACTTGGTGTGGTGTCCACAGAACAACAACTTTTTTTTTCTCGTCACCATCTGGCAAATTCTCCATGTAATTCTTTAGCAGCATTTTTATAAACTCTATATGCATCTTTGGAGGAATCAAAAGAACCTAGGCTGATCCTTTTACCTTCTTTCATAATTCTAGCCCTCCATTTATTTTTTGCTTTATCTAGATAAACCCCCTTGTAACCACTTGTATTATCCTTACTTCTTATTCGGTTCATCGCGTTTTGGGAGTATGTACAAACTCGTAAATTCGACTTTTGATTATTTAGTGGATTACCATCAATGTGATCAATTACTTTTCCTTTAGGACAATTAATAAGCAAAGAGTGAGCTATCACTTGCTTCTTGCTAATTGTCGCTCTTGGATAATTGTCATGATATAAGTGCCACCTTCTTTTTTTTCTGTATTTCAATCGTCTATGTTTCGTTCGATAATTCAATAACTCAAAATCTTCATCGTCAACATACATCGGAACCGACGCTCTTACTTTATACATTGTCACTGGAATGATCTTCTTTTCCATCACCTCGTTTAATAATATATTCCAAAAGCTCCATCTTACCATCCATATCAACGGGCTGAGTAGCTTTCCCCATAAGCTGATCAAATACATAGCTGATCATTCTAGCGTCTCCAGCCCTTACTTTACTGATGGTCTTTTCTAACAACAAATCTAATTTCTCTCCAGTCCAAGCTTCATTAAATGCCTTGCGGAATGGATTAGATACACTTCCTTTTGGTCGTCCACCAAGTTTACCGTTTTGTCGTGATGCATCTCCTGGCATAGGTTGGTTAGGTAGTTTTCCTAAGGCTTATTACTAGCTCACTGCCCCTTAGAGCCGTTAAATCAACAATCTTGGCTGGATCATCGAAATATAGATCCAACATGATACGAACGCATCCTGAGTCTTCACCATCAATCCTGATAGCACTCTGAAGTGGTGGAATGGCTGCTAAAGCTTCAAGCATATTATATTTCTAAAGTAATCTTACCATTAAAAAATAAATAAACGCCAATAATAATTACTCCAGGTATGATTATGAATATAAACAAACTCTTAATATCCTCCCAAAGATACATGCCAAACAATATTATTCTTACAAATATATTCTCCTTATCCTCCATAATTAGTACCTGCAACGAATGCTGTTAAAATTAATGCTAATACTAATACAATACCAGGAAACCCCAACCACATGATATGCCTTTTACGCTTACTAACTCTAATAGCAGTAAACCCTAATATTACCCAAACAAACCCTACCATTGTAAAGAACCATCCTACTAGTATTACATTCTTAATTACTTCCATATAAAAATTTCGCGTTATATATTCTAGGCAACTCCTTGTTCTTTTCCTTTAGAGGAAAAACAGAGTTACCACCCTATATATAGAGAGAGAAGTGGTAACTTCTTCTCTCTTTTTTATACCTGATGAGAGTAACTCACTAGTGGTAACCGTTGATTCTACGCTAACCTTACATGAGTTTTTTGATTCTCCTGCAAGAGAGTTACCAACCCCGGTAACTCGAATTATGAGTTACCACCCCCCTTTGAGCCAATTAGCATCCAAAGAGGTGAAATATTGTCCAAAATACCCCTCTTTTTTAGTTGACTCAAGCTCTTCTTTAAAGTTCCATCAGTTACACCTGCAAATTCATCTTTTAATTCATCAAGTGTTTTTGCTCCATCACGCAGAGTATACTGAATTCTCTTTTTTAATGGAAATTCCGATCCCCATTCCTCAGACAACGCTCCTCGCTTGATTTCCACCTTATCCTCTCCAAACCAAACCCTCACTCCTACAGGAGAGCTTAAGTGACCATTATTGTTCTTCCTGTGAAATAATCCTACCTGAAGTGCGCGTGATTCATGTTCGTTTTCTGCCTTGATATTCCATATAGATCGTGGGGAGTTCCAAAAGAATACACTTCCAAATGGATAATTTCCACCTTCAGCCTTTGTTTCGTGTGCAATTGTTAGGCTTGTAGTCCCAATAGATGCAAGAGCATTAAAGAACCTAATTGCATTTTCTGCCTCCTCTGGCCTACCACCACAAGCAAGAGCGGCTGAATCTATAATAAGAAATTCAATATCGTGTTTTTTTACAAGCTTCTTTAATACGGGGACCGAGTCGTGAAGGGGCATGCCTTTAGGTGAGAAATACCAAATTGCATTTTCAGGAATATCAGGATTTAATTGACGTAATCGCGAGGCGATAGTTCCTCTAGTTGCTTCATAGTCAACAAACATTGTCCTATAAGTTCTTGTAGGTACATGTCCTAAAAACTCCTCACCCATAGCCAAGCTGAGTGCCATTTTAAGAGAAAGATACGTCTTACTCGTTCCACCTTTTCCAAATAAGATATTAGGGCCACCTGAAACTATCATATTTGGAATTAGCCAATCTGCTTCTTCATCCTTCTCATTAACAGAGAATAAGTCGACACTACGATCCTCTTCTTCAAGGAAACGTTTCAATCCAGAACAAGCATTATTTAGAATCCTTTCCCACTGGATATCTCCAGAAATAGTACGTTTTAAGGCTCTGGATATTGATTCTCTTTGTGATAAAGATGCTATATTAAGACGACTATCAAAGGTGTCGATAAGATCATCGCTAAAATAAAGATCAATTATTATTTCGCACTGAATGTCATTACGTACTGATATAGGATTTTTGAATTGAATCAATACTCTTCCGTTTTCAGAATCATCTTCATAATAATAATGCTCATCATGACGAGTTATGTCGAACATTGTCTTATCCTCCATATATAGCATTTAATTGATTTCTTATTTCTTGTGTGAACCAGTTTTTATTTCCTAGATGAGCGAACCAAAACTTCTTCGTGTGTTTGTCGTATGGAAGATCATAGATAAATTTATTAAGTACATTGATTTCAATGCTTCCATTTTTTAGAAAAACTTTTTGCATATAAACAAAATTAAAATGCCCAGTGCAAGAGGTCTGCTACGGTACATCGTGAACCGCTCAGAGGATCTCTGAAGACCCCTTGCGATGAGCATTTAAATTATATGATGTTTTTAGCAATCTAATTATACCATAGTTTTATATCTAAATGTGGATAAATAGAATTATTTTGGCGAGATCTTGATATAATAGAGTATATGAAAGACGAACCCTTTATGTGTATCAATAGATGTACCGATAGCCCGCACAAGGCTTTTGGTTATTGTATTCGTTGTTATAATGCTATGTACCACCACTATGTGAGAAAGCCTGATAGAGATTCTCATAAAGACATCTTTAAAATATCTCTAAATAAATAATTACTTATATGCAATTATTTGTTGAACACGTTGCCTAGATATATTATAAATTTCTCCTATTTGTTTATATGTTTTTCCTTCATTACGATAAACTTGCATTTCAGCTTGTCGTGCTAACATTCGTTCCCTGATCTCTAATTTGCGTTGTTTCTTTTCTATAGCTATATCTTTTTTATATTGAATCATGCGCTCCTTTGAATCCCGATTCATCTTTTCAAGTTCTAAAATATTTTTTGGTAAAATAATTTCATTGTTTCTATGCCATTCTGAATGGTGTAATTGACAAAGCCATCTTACATTCAACCAATCCTTTTTAAGGTACGAATCATGGTGTGCTTGAGCTCCTTTTTTAGAACATATTTGGCAATATTGACGCTGTAATATTCCAGATTTAATTTTATCTCTTACATAACCATTCGCTTTTTCTTTCCAACGAGTTGTTGGATTAGAATAATAATCATTCATGCGCCATTTGCGTTTATAAGCATTTAACTTTTTTTTATTTTTCTTTCTATATTCCCTTGCATACTCCCTATAACAATCTAAACAACGAGCATTATTTGGATGACATTCTTTTTCCAGACAAGTGGGACAAACTCTCTTACCATTTATTGTTGGCATATAACTTTCTATCGAATAACGATACTATTATATATATAATGTAAAGTCCTTACAAGGATAACTTAACTGTTAATAACTTCTCTTGACACCTTCTTTAGAGGAGGTATAATACAAGTATTAAACAAGCTAACTTGATAAGCCTATGAAGAAATCTAAACCATCTGTAATCAACACCGCCTTTGTGCCGAGTGTTGATTTTTGTGAGGACTGTGGTTACATCGTTGCATTACCTCATCTATTTTGTGAAGATAAATTTATTATCGAAGCTGATATAGAAATCGACTTCATTAACCCGGAGGATTATGTTTGAACCAAACTACAGCGAGTGGAGTAGGAGGATGCATCAAGATAAGCAACTGAGAACTCTAAGACGAATAAATATTGTACTCGCAATGATAATGATCACACTTATAACTATTAAAGCAAAACAATTGTATGACCTCTCGAACATTTATACAGGCAGCTAATAAGGAGAAGTATAGAGAGGACGAAATGACAGAAGGTCAGAAGAGAAAGATTAGTTATGAACTATCAAGACACGGCATCAAAGGAGAAGAGATGAACTGGGAGAAGTTAGACAAGTTCCTATGTATGGGAATCATTGACAAGTTAGTATCAGGATCTCCCTGGAGAGCTATGCAGGAAATGCAAGACCACGGATTCATCTTCAGCAAACACGATTGGGATAAAGCATTTAAAATAAAATAATATGAGTGATTCACCAATTTGCCAACATCATAATCAAGCGATGACCTGGAAGACAGGAACATCTAAAGCAGGTAAACCATATGCCTTCTGGTCATGTAGTCAGAAAGAAGCAGATGGTAGCTGGTGTAGCTTCAAGCTCCCCTATGGAACGCCAGGCCCATCAAACACAGTAAAGTTTGCAGCCGAGCTAGACAAGTCTGCTAACCAAATGGACAAACAAGATAGAGATAAAATCATCACACGCTTGGCTATCGCTAAGAGCCTTATAGAGGCCGGCCATAAGTTCAGCACTGAGACAAAGTTTCAAGCAGAGCAATGGTTGGCGTGGGCGGAGGAAAGAAAACTATTAGACAATGCACCGCCTCCTGTAGATTATGAGGATGTCAACTTATGAATGAAATTCCTAAGAAAGAATTAAGAAGACGTAAACACCAAACAGAGGGTCAAATTAAAGCTCTCAAGTTTGTAGAAAATGTTGTAGGTAATAAAATCCAAAGAGAGTTTGATGCACTAGATGAGATAACACTTAAATTAATGAATGATAAATAACTATACTGCTGGGATAATCGCGCGCTGACTTTTTCTCTTCTCGACAGGGGAGATTTATAGAAAAAAGATGCAAACGACATCCTGGCAATATTTATATGATTCGCGTTTCTATACCAGGAAGATTTCCAACACTTAACCAATATCGTAATTGGAATCATTGGCAGCACTCTAAGCAGAAAAATACCTTCTCAGAGTCCATAGAATTAGCTCTCATCGCTTTTAAAGTAAAAGATGTGTCTATCCCCATGATTCTCAATGTAACAGCTTATACTACAAGAATGAGAGATGTTGATAATTGCGTCATTGCTGCTAAATACTTTTTAGATGTTTTAAAGAAACAAGGATTAATTCCTGATGATAATCCGAAATACGTTAAATCACTAATTCTTCAATGGAAGAAAGCAAAGTCTTTTAAAGACGAGAAAACCGTCTTCATTATTCAATAATATGAAAAAAATAATGGAATACGAACAATCCCCTTCTGGGTATGTAACCATGAACAGATATAAAGAACCGTTCATGCCATATGAGGGCGGTCATGGTTACAGGGGGATCCTTTTATATGATGGAAAGACCGACAAAGTTCAATGTCATGAGTGCGGGGAATGGTTTGGCTACTTACCAAATCACCTGCGTAAGGAGCATAATATGAGGGCCAGACAATATAAGGAACGTGTTGGACTTAGGCAAACAACCGCGCTCATATCAGAAACGAATAGAAAAAAATTGATTAAAAACGGTCTGAAGGCAAGGATGAAGAATTTGCGTCCTGGTGGTAAGCAATCAGAGGAAACTAAACAAAAAATACGGGAAACTCTAAAGAATAAAACAGATGAGAAGGCAAACGAAACGGGAACGTGTCCGCTTCAATTACTCGATAGGCTCATAAAATTACATGACAAATTGGGAAGAACACCAAGCCAAAAGGAAATAACATTTTATGACGCTCTCGTTAATGAGCACGGTGATATGAAAACGGCTTGTATGCGAGCAGGGATCCCTTATAGGAAGCCTGGTCAGAACATTAACAATCCACAATGGAAATATAATAAAAAAGAAATAAAGAAGGCTATATACAAATACTGGGAGAAAAATAAAACCCTTCCGTTGAAAAGTCATTTTAAGAATGGAATGAAAAACCGTTTATATAAAGATTACAGGGGTTATAAGTGGATTGATCTTCTTCATAAGTCATTAAATAGCGACGGCATAATGCGATGTAAGGTTCCATATTATAAATATTCTCCAGAAGAGATGCTGACCTTCCTTAGAAAATTCAAAGAAACCCATAACCGAGTACCAAGGCCATCTGATGCAAGGCGTGGGCTACTTCCTGGAGTAGATGCCTACTATAGAACATTTGGATCGTTCGTGGAGGCCAGAAAACAAGCAGGAATAATAGACGATGAATAATTTAAAACCCACTAAAGAATAGATGTATGACCACATTAACCATAGTTCTTATAATCAGTTTGATATTCTTTGTGCTGGCTTTCCCTGTCAGCCATTTTCTAACGCAGGACTAAAAAAAGCTCTTGATTCATTTAATAAAAAATAATTATGAAAAAAGATAAAACAGTAACAATAGGAGGCGTGGAATACATTCCTAAAGATTCAATAAGTTTTACTAGAGCAAAAGGACTAGATGATATGCCTTATGTAATCGTTCGCACTTATTCCGCTGGAGTATTTGCAGGATATTTAGAAAAGAAAAAAGACCAGAACGCTATTATGCGTAATGCTCGTAGACTCTGGTACTGGGACGGAGCAGCTAGTTTATCTCAACTCGCAATGGAAGGAGTATCTAAGCCTGAAAAATGTAAATTCCCCTGTGAAGTAGATAAAATTGAACTTGACCAAGTAATTGAAGTGATTGAATGTACACAAAAAGCTAAAGATTCAATAGCATCTGTAACTATATGGAAGAAATAACTAAACAAGATATGAAGGGTTCTGGTGATGGTTCTGGTGATGGTTCTGGTGATGGTGATGGTTATGGTTCTGGTTATGGTTATAGTGATGGTTTTGGTGATGGTTCTGGTGATGGTTCTGGTGATGGTTCTGGTGATGGTGATGGTTATGGCTAAACTAAAGAACACCCCAGTAATTAAACCAAAGTGCCTTCGCTATCAGCGCCATCTGGATTTAACCAGAATGTTGTGACAGCTGATATGTGGGAAGAATAATAATACAAAATAACTAACATGTCAATATGAGTGAAGCAAAGAAAAAAATTGTCGACACAATAGAATCACTGATTATCAACCCCAACATGCTTGATGAGTGGAAGAATAGTGACGGTTGTTTGCCGGGTGTTATTGCGGATAAAATTGATGAAGCCCTAGACGACTACCTCCTCTCCGTGCTTCCGCAGGAGAAGATAACATGTATCTTCGGTGATCCTGATGTGGAAGATACACATGACGAGGATTGTAATACCTGTAGCTTCAACACCTGTCTCAAAGAAATTAAGAAAAACGCAGGGATAAAAGAATTATGTAAGGTAGTCCACATGCTTTGGTAAGCCAGATTAAGGTATAATACCTAGCGGGAGGTACCAATGACATACCACAAAGTCATAATCTATTTCAGCCCCACGATCCGACTTCATATCATGAGGGACACCGTCAAGCAGTCGTTAGCTGAGGCAAAAGAGCGTAATCTCGACAGAGCGCAGAAGATTCTGCTGGAACGCTGGCAGGACGACAAACAGATTTACCGACTTGATGTCACTGAAGATCTCAAGAAACTAACCTACTGAAGCCAAAGAGGTGAGTTCAAACATTGGTAGAGCATCGAACTGATACTTCGAAGGCCGATGGTTCGAGTCTATCTACGCCTACCATGTCCCTTCAAAACTTCACTCAATAGTGGCGAACGGATAGGCGCTACCATCACCTATTGAGTGAAGTTTTGAGGAGAGCAACATGAGAATGATGAGAAGGAGTGACTTCGATGCGCTTGATACCGTACTGTGCAGGGACTGTGACCATAGAGTCACACTCGTATTTGTGCTTGCGGTCAAAGACTCACCGAAGTTCGTTTCGGTGGGGAAGTGTGAGACATGCCACAAGAATGGAGATGAACGATCTATCCTTGCATTCGCGAGTGTTTCGCAAAAAACGTGGCACGAGGGAGTCTCAGGAGGAATGACAATTATTCAGATAAGGACGAGACCGTGAACAAAAGAAGACCCCACGAATTGTTCTACATCATTTTTGAAATGGTGGTTGCTATAACTACTTCGGCATTGATTGCTGGAATGATAGCATTCGCCTGCATGTATATTAGTTCTTTATAAGGAGGAGACATGAGTCCGTGTTTCGATTGTCACATTGCTTGGAGTTGTGGTGACTACTACAAAGACCAAGCTGTATGCTTACACATGCAGATCTTGTGCTGCGGTGAAATAATGACCAAGCGTCGTAAACGAAACGCTCAAGGTCACCAACTCCATTTCGTGTGTACCGAATGTGACAAAAGGGTCACGAAAAATCTCAACAAGCGCAAAGAATTGGAAGATGAAGAAGATCTCTACCGACAACTGTGCTTGTTCGTGTGATACTGGGGGAGCGAAAGCTTCCCCTTAAGGAAATACGTATGAATAAGAAAGTTATGACGGGAGGTGCGTTCGATCTTCTTCATTGGGGACACCTACTCCTCTTTGAGGAATGCACTAAATATGGAGACTATCTTATAGTCTCAGTGCTCTCAGATGCCCGTATAAGGGCTAAGAAAGGCAAAAACCGACCCATCATCCCTGAAGCGGGTAGAATCGCTATGGTGGAGGCTCTGAGCGTTGTGGACGAAGTAGTCTGTCTTTCAGGTGATCCTGACTATCCTGTGATTAAACTCCTGGATATTCACAAGCCTGACGTACTCGTTCTTAACCAAGATGAGTTCGCTGACTTCTCAGAAGAGAAGAATGCTTGTAGAGAGCGGAACATCGAGCTGGTATTCGTGCCACGTCTCATCCCTCCTACTGGTCTTGATACCACCAAGATCGTTGCGAAGATTCGTGGTAACTAAAAAGGAGCCGACTAAGGCTCCTTCTCTTTATTCTATTCCATGTCTGAGTCCTGCACCTACAAGTGCTGTGACAACAAACTGTTGTGCTGCTTCTATCTCTAGTAGTCCAAGTGCGAATCCTACTATTGCCCACACTACAGAAAGACTACAAACTATATAGGTCTTCTTACCGTTTAGTTTATCTAACATATTATTTCTTTTTACGCATATTAGTAAATTTACGAGCAAACTTTCGAAGCTCCTTAATAGATGCTGTGCCGAAAGATCGACCTTTACTTTTCTTTAATCCTCTTCTTCTACGTCCTAATTCTGCTCCTGCTGCTTTGCGTTGTGCTGGTGATTTTGCTGGCATATTATTTTTTAGACTTTAGATTAGTTCTACCTTGAGGGCTTAATTTCTTTTTACCAAAATGCCTCTTCAATCCACTGATTATCTTTCCTGGTGGTTTCCTCTTCTTACTCTTTAGTTTCTTCAAGCGTGCTATCTCCTTATTAACAAGTTTTAATTGCTTATCTGTTTTCTTAACTACGCGCTTAGCTTTTCTAATTTGTTTCTTAGCTCTGCGTTTACCTTTGCGTCTTGGGAGTAATGCCATATGTATTATTTAGGGAATTTATTTAGATCACTATTTGTTATACCTGTTGCCCACTTCTTTACAAATTCTAACATTTCTTCTGGTGTTCCACCTATAAAGTGTTTCTTTCCATCGGGATCAATCCACCATATTTCTCCATGTTCTTGTACTTGCAAAAAGAATTTACCTGCATGTTTTTTGGCAAATTCCCAATCAACAGTTGGATATGGTTTGCCATCATCTTCATAAATCCATATATGATTTCCCCACCCACCTTCTAATCTTCCTATATAAACAACCTCTCCATCACATGGACTTTTAATATTATTACCCAAATCATCATCTCCATATCCATCATTAATATCCACACCAGGATGTAAATTACCTTCTCTATCTCGAACATCTAGAAAGTCCCAACCACCAAACGTCGTATAAGGTGCAGGAATCTTTTTAGTTTGATCAATCCATTTATAGGGATCTGCATAACGAGCTTCTGTCTGTTCTTTGGTCATTCCGTTATTATATTGTGTCCAATGATCAGGCCTGATTTTCATTACCTCGTAATGACAATGAGCATAACGAGTTCCGGTATTGCCAACATTACCAATATCATCTCCACGAGAAATCTTTGTGCCTTTTTTAATATGACGTTTGAAACTTTTTAGATGAGCGAGATGATGAAAAGCCATACTATACTTGGTTTAAACAAGCAAATTCACCAAATAGTTCTTTTGCTTTTTTATTATATGCTTTAGCAGCGTCAATTTCATTTTTAAATACCCCAATATAAATTCGTTCATACTGATGTTTAATTCCTGCCAACCATTTTAATTTTCTTATTTGGTAAACCATAATGGGAATGCACGCAAAAGCAGAGCATGTAA